CGAAAGCGGAAGTCCTCGTTATCGGGCGTGAAGGTGATGGATCCGAACAGAGAGAAAAACTCTTGGAAAGTGGTGTCGCGCAAGAAGGCGCGGAAGGAGAAGGCGAAAATGCGAATGGAACCCAGTGAAGGGGTTGTTCCCTACCAGCCAGGTGGGAATTATGTGCCGTTCGCAGTGCATGGTCCAACGGGGGACCATTATTTCAGACGTGGCGTAGCAAAAGGATTGCGTGGGGAAATGGTTCGAGCGACCAGCCCTGCAGAAATTGCGAAGTTCCCTGCCGCCCAACGTCTGATTGCGCGCTGCATTGCGCGCGCGGTGCGGGAGAAACCCCAATTCATGCGGGCATTGCATGATATTTGGCAGTTAATCCCGCGGTGTGTGGTGAAGCCCCAGCGGCGTCCAGCTGCGGGGTTTGAGGACAAGCGGAAAACGAAGCGGAGGGCCGGTCCCCGGGATGCATTTTATGCAATCTTGGCGGAGTATGGCCTGATCGTCCTCCCCGGAGGAGCAATGACGAGTATCAACTCCGATTTGCGCCTGCCGTACTTAGCACAGTATGCTTTGTACAAGCATGAAATCCGGGAAAAGAGGGAGGCGCAGAGTGATTTGCGCACCTTCCTACGAGCCCAGAAGGTGGACGTGCCGAAACGCGTCCACTTGAAGGGCCAAGCCAGTGGCAAATTGCCCACCAACGCAGATGAAGAGCTGCGGCACATGAACACTGAGCAAGTGTTCGATTATGTGCATGGTGATCATCGGCCAGATGTATTGCGCGCAGCATATGCAGATTATGCCCGCTATGAAGTGACGAAAGCATTTGAATTCGTTCAGCGGAAACCGCGCAACACGCGTCTCGCCTCGTCACATGGCGAAATCACAGAGGGTGATGATATGCCACCTCGAAAAGAGGGTGCGAAGAAGACTAAAGCTCATCATGCCATGGAGATCCACGACATGAACGAAGAACATGAGGGACAGCTGGATGCTTTGAAAGAGCAGATAGCCGAGCTCATGGAGCCAAAAGAAGAGCCAGAGAAGGCAAAATTACCCACTGTGCATCCCACGAATGCGGGACTGATGGAAAAGCCAAAAATATTGTCATGGATATCAAAACATCCAGATGATCCATCAGATCTGATCCCGCGGACTTGTGCTGATCCTGCTATCAGGCGATGGCAGGCAGGCGGCCAATTAGTGGGTCATCAGCCCATGGGGCCCGTTTCAATAGTAGATCTGCTGGCATTTCAATTGTACTGGCAAATCTACATTTTGAAGCTCATCTTGAAGCCGATTTGGTTGTTTTTCAAACACCTCATCCGCTTATTATGGGCATTGTTCGGGCATTGCCCACCATGGGTGATTGAGGTGTGGCAGGAATTCAATCAACCGATTTTCCGAGATGCAGTAGTTGAATACTACAAATCTGAGCGAAATTGGTTCTTTGGTGGATTGCAGCGGTTTGGGGCGCGGGCGTTGCAGGATGCGATCCTCCAGCGCAACCGGGCTCGTTTGAACCGCAGATTCAAGCAGTATTGTTTGCGCCCATTCAAGGACAAACTCATTGCTGCTGGATGGATCAAGGATGTGCCTGTTGACACTATGCTTGATCTGAGTGAAGATCCTCTCGAGTGGGAACATGATCCGGACATGCCGGAGAGTTTCGAACCGGAGTGCATCGACACAGCATTCATCCTGCGCACCGCCCAACAGCGCGACCTATTTGAGAGTGGGTGCGTTGCTTGGCGCATGGTTGTAGTACCTCAAGAGCACGATGTTGCGGATGAGGACGTGAGGTTGGCCAATCTGAAGCAGGTCACATTAACCTCACAACCATGCTATGCGAAATGCCTGTTTAGTAGGGTGGTAGTTAGCCCCACTTTACAGGGCCGAAGGTACGAGTCGTCGATGGTGTGGGTGGGCCGCATCAACCTGCGAGCGGCGGCTGAATCGTACATGTGTACCGTCGGAAAACCGAGTGTGGACTTGGCTTTGTCCATCTTGGCCCGCAACAAAAACAAATCCTCGAATGAGCCTGAGCATGCAACCGAAGAAGGAATGCATGCATCGCACTACTACCTTGCGCGAATCATGGATGCACTTGCCGACAAGCAAGTCGCGCTAAAGGTTTTAAACAGACCCGAGAGCAAGCCCGCCTACGCTTGCTCTACGGGTATGTTGTAGGCGAGGCTGAGTATGCTGCCAAGATGAATAATCCTGACAGCACGCTCAGCATCAAAATCAGGCGGAAGGCGGTGATGTGGTACAAACCAAAACCTGTAGCTGTCATACCGCGTGTGTGTCTCATAGATTCTTTTACCGGTCTCCCACTTTGGCTGCCGTATAAGCCTGATATGTTTCATTTGAACAATCAGGTGGCTGCGGCAATTCATAGGTTTGGCAGAGATATGCCGGCGATTGTACGGTCGAGGATGGAGGATTTTGTTTTGTTTGCGAAGAGCTTCATTATCCGGCATTTTGTGCCGGTGCAGGAAGTGGATGTTGAAGATTTCGGTGTGTGGCTCGAATCAACGCCTTATACCGAAGATCGAAAAAAATATTTTGGGAGAGTCTATCGAGAGCTATGGGCACACAATCGAAAAGTGCCCCACTCAGAAAGTTTCATCAAGGACGAAGACTACCCGGAGCCCAAAAATCCGAGGGCCATTAATAGCCCGTCGGATGCTTCGAAGGTCATTCTCGCGCGCATTATGAAGGCCGTGGACAAAGCTACATTCAAGAAGAAGTGGTTTGTGAAAGGCTCCAATCCACGGACATGGTCTGACAAATTAGAGGCTGCATTCGGGAAAAATCCCGTCATGGGAACCGATTTTTCATCATTTGAAGCGCATCATCGCGATCGCTACAGTGATGTTATCCTCTTTTGGGTCATGCACATGATCAGAAACTGTGGTTTCTGCAATCACTTCAAACGTTTAGTCATTCGATTAATGACGGGGAGCAATCTCACGAAATTCTCGATGATTGAAGCTAAGGTCGACAAACGATTGATGAGTGGTGCAATGTGGACTTCCTCGGCAAATGGGATGTTGAACTTGTTGTTCATGTCCTACTTGAACGGGAGGACTGTTGCACCCGAAGCACCGATCGAATGGCTGGTGGAAAATGTTGATTCATATTTCGCTGGCTTTGTCGAAGGTGATGATGGGATATGTTTGGATAGGAATATCAACAAAAACCTTATCACTGACCTAGGCCTGGACCTGAAGTGGTCACCAGCGCCAAATTATGGTGACTCAAGTTTTTGTGGGATTGTGTGTGACATCAAGCACCGTAAGATAGTTGGTGATCCATGCAAGGTATTGCGCAAGTTCTTTAGCTTGCCCTCGAAGTACCAGAGCGCTCGTGAGAGCATCAAATTGTCTCTGTTGAGGGCGAAAGCCCTATCCTACAAAACAATATTCAATGATTGCCCGATCATTGGACCACTATGCCAGTGGGTCTGCGACAAGACGAGGGGCATGCACGTGCAGCGCGTTATGTCTGAGACAGACGCTCGCAAGCGCGACATGCTCCAAATAGCCCTTGAAGAAAAGTTGTGGAACGTTAGGCCCAACATCGCAGAAACATGCCGCTTGCAAGTGGAGAAGCATTTCGGGATTGATCCTCATACACAGATCAGCATGGAAAATGAAATATACGCATCGTGCGGTGATCAAATCGTGCTGTCACTCTCCAGCTACAGTAAGCTCAAAGATGGTAAGGTCGTGCCGCTAGTCACAGCATTGGACCTGAAGCACCTGAGCAAGCTGGTAGATCCCGGTGGCCCAGCGCCCTCTCGCATCATTGTGACACCTGATGCCATTAAAGAGGTCTGCAAAGTCGGTTTGAAGCCGACCAGTCGCAGTAAGTGCAAGGGCATTGATTGGGAGTATGACGACAAAATACATCCACAAATGTGGCCGGACGTGACCGTCCGGACAAATCTCTGCTAAGGCAGTGAGCGAAAA